GGATGAGCGCGCGGCTCATGGGACCAAGGTATTCGGCACCCTGGGGCAGTTGTTCGTCGCAAAACCAGTGGATGACGTTGGAGACGGCGCCATCATGCTCTTCGTACGCTTCGGTGGGACGGTTGTTGTAATAGTCGCCCCGACTCATGCGTGTGTTGTAGGCATGCAAGTAGGGAGAGTTGGCTGGCACACATGCCTCATCAGGCTTGTTGTTTCGAACCCACGTCTCCGCCACCTCTGGCTGCATCTTGCCTAGCCACATCCGCAGGCGCATTCCGTTGCGCTGCTTCTGGGCCTGGGTTGCCGCCTTCGTCTTCTTCTTCTTCTTTTCCTTCTTCTCGTCCTCCCCTGGCTGCATCTTGGTGATGAGCCTGACCCCGTTGCGCAGCCCCGCGTCCTGGTTACCGCACTCGTCGATCTTGCTGTGAGCGCTGTTGAATTTCGTTGCGTTCGCAGAAGAGGGATCGCGCTCGAATTCAGCGTAGGCCATGAGCCATGGGCGCCCGTAGTTCTCGATGACGCCCAAGGAGAGTTCGTCGCTGAAAATGCGCCTCTCACCGGGGATAGGGGTGTCTGCTTCGGATTGGCCGTCATCTGATGGTTCCGGCGTGTCGTCTTGAGGTTGGTCCACAATGACGTCAGCGAGGTCTTCCATGCTCTCTCCGATGTTGGCTGCCACTTCCGCAGAGTATCCGGCCAAGGCTGCAAACCTGTTCACATTGCCGTTCTCTGAGTGCTTCTTCTGGTTGGCATCTTCGTGAGAAACGGCCCAGTGGTAGGCGCATTTCGGAGCTATGACGCCGCGGTCGTTCAGGGGGCCTGGGGGCGGCGCGTCATCCACGATGCGCTGAGCAGATGCGACCATGCGGTCGAAGAGCTCGTCGGTGAACAGGCCACGCCGCGTGTCGCAGATGAGGCGCAGTGCTGCATTACGATCACGCCAAACTAACAGCTGGAAATCTGTGTCCGTGTTCCCCTCGAGAGCGTGCATCATTGCGCCCCAAAGATGTGGGCTGATGCCTTGCCCGTTGAGCCCTGTGATCTCGCCGAGCCACCGTGCGACAGCAGGCCCATCGCGATACGCAACCATGTAAAAGTCACCCTTCCGCCATAGCGTAATGATGCCTCGTGAATTGACGTGTTTGGAATTGCGCCGGACGCATGCAGAGCGCCACCCGGTGTGCACTTGCCGCTGCGAATTGACTGAGAAACCGCCTGAGCCGATGCCTGAGGAACGCTCGAAGATGCGGACGTAGTAACCCGAATGTGCTGGCTTGTTGACAGCCAGGGCGTCGCAAAGGCCGCCGGACACGATTGTTGGGGAAAGGCTAGCAAGCCAGTCGCCGCTGTTGGCCCGGAGCACGGGAATGATGGAATTTTCCGGCGGGTCGCTGGTGTGACACTCAGCGTCGCTGATGTCCGAGGGGGCCCCCATAGTGTTTACAGGGAGGGCCGCTGCGCCGTGTGCGCCGCTGTTGGCAGGTAATATACTGGAGAGCGCTCCAGCTTGCACCCCCTGCCGCTTCAAAAGCGTGGGTGCGGGTTTGTGCCCCGTGACAAGTGGGGCGGCTAGCAAAGGGGCAGGTACCAGGCGCGTTTCGGGCGCGCCCAGCCGACTGTCCCCAGCCGGCGATTGCATGCAAATATTCGTATTTTCTGTAATGGACTTTCTGATTTTTGCATGGATTTACGCATCTGAGCGTAGAATTGCCCTCCGGGCCGGCCCCCAACTCCGTTGGGGGATGCTGTCCAAATTCTTCACAGAGTTGTCCAAGCTTCGGAGCTAGGCCTATACAGGCTTCGAATTCTTCTGCCGGGATCTCTGTGGGGAAAATGTGGGGGTATTGTTTGTCTCGGGTTTGGTTGCCTATTGAGTGATCAACTTTTCGGCAACGGCCTACATTCAACTGCGTTCGATTCTACTTCTGGGAAGAGCTGCTGCTGCGATCTAGTCAGCTCTCTATCCTCCATAATCCTCGTTATAACAGCCTGATGCGTTCTAACCAATATTCTTTCCCCCACGTTCCCTAACTGCACCGCAAGCATAACGTTTACTTACGGCTGTGTGCCGCCTCCTGATGTTATATAGAAGGGCAACCAGCGTCTAGCCCGACCAGAGGTCGGCCGCCATAAGGCTAGACTGGATTTTGGGCGTCTAGGAGTGTATGTACTCCCATTGCGTTAGAGCTCGAACTTAACAACCCCGGGTCTGTGATCCGCACAGGTGGGTGTCCGTAAAGTGAGCAATCGCTACAAACCGCACTTCCCGACGATGCGCCCTTTGGTAAAGACGCGACTAAAGTCGGGGTATGCCGGGTATATAACCCTGTGACTCAACCGGCGCGTCTTCTTCTGCAAGACACGCGTAGCGTGTGGGGGGGCGTCCATTCCCCCACACCAGCCTAGTCTAAAACAAAGGGG